GCGAGCAAGATTAGTGTGGTTGAGCTTAGTCCATCTAAGTCAAATGTTAGTCCAAGCCAAGTCGAGGACAAGCCTAAAACAAGTGCAGCAAAGCCAAAGACTAAGGCAACTAAGAAGATAGCAGAGCCACAGGCTAAGCCGGGAAAGAATGCCAAGGCAACAGGAAAGGCGAACACTCCCAGTTGAAAAGATCTATGTATGTGACAAGTGTGGAAAGGTCATAGAGGCTATGAAGTACAACATGGACAGTTACACATACAAGCGGACTGTTAGAGGTCATTTAAAATATTATTGCTGTTATAACCATATGCGTGTTGCACAGCTTGAAGAGGAAGCTGCAAAGCAGGCAAAGAAGTTGGCACAGCGGAAAGCGGGGAATAAGTAATGGCTAAGTTAAGCAAAGAGGAGCAGGCACGAAGGGAAGGTATGTCATATGCCCTGAGAGTTGCCAGGGAAAAGGGTATAGATGGACTTGAAGAGGAACTTAAGTTCAGACAGGCATATGATGTACCACTTAAGATATCTCAGACAGAGCTTGAGCATTTTGCAGAAACAATTAAACAGACAATAATGGACACAGTACTTCTGATGAGCGCATACGTCCTTAGGGATAATTTTGGATTTGGAACTAAGCGTATGAACAGATTTATCCGGAAATTCAACGAATATACAGAAAGTCTTGTTGGTGGATATGTGAAGTGGAAGGATATAGCAGAAGCTATGACAGCAGAAACCGGTATTGAATTCCACATAAGGTCTGATGATGAAGAACTGAGGTGCTGATATGACAGATGATTATGAATGTGAAGGACAGATGAATATATTCGAATTCCTGGACAAGGAACCAGAGGCGAATGATTCCTGGGAACAAGTGGACGGAACGTGTAGGAGGCATGTATGGAGAGATTAACAAGCAACAAGGCAATATCAGATATGTCAATGATTGAACTGGCATATAATTGTTGTTATGCAGATAATGATGGCAATGCCAGATATAGAAATTACGGGTTGGATATTGATAGCAGAAAGTTTGTAAGAAGTCTTATCAAAGATATATGTGAAGATGATTTATCGGATATGACAGATGAAGAATTTGATGAGTATATGAGAGAAATGTTATCAATTGAACCTGATAGCCAGATAGGGTTATTGGCATTATTTTATCGTAATTTATGGGCTATGGCTGATTTAAGAGAAAGACTTAAATATTACGAAGATTTAGAGCTGGATGAGTATATTGAACAGGGCAGACTTCTTAAATTACCCTGCAGCATAGGAGATAATACGCTTAACAATGAATCAGATCTGGAAGAGATAGTTAGGATTGAAAAAAATGAAAGCGATAATTAAATATCCAGGGAGCAAATGGTCTATTGCTAATTGGATTATTAATAAATTTCCGGAACATCATAGTTATCTTGAACTATTCTTTGGAAGTGGTGCGGTGCTTTTTAATAAATCCAGGAGTAATATTGAGACAGTAAATGATCTTGATGATAATGTTATTAATCTATTTAATTGGATTAAGAATGATCCGGAAAAACTGGCACATGAAATCTATTTCACACCATACGCAAGAAACATATATGAAAATTCTAATGATAACATTCCAAAAGAAAGTCTGGCTAAAGCTGTTAATTTTTGTATTCAAATTAATATGGGATATGGCTGTAGAATATTAGACAGAGTGGGTTGGAAGAAAGATGTTTATGGTCGAGAGAAAGCATATTCAGCTATAGATTGGTGCAAACTTCCTGATAGGATTATACAAGCGTCAGAACGATTGAGAGGAGTACAGATTGAAAATAAACCAGCGGTAGAACTTGCTCAACAGTTTAATCATAAGAATGTGCTAATATATGCAGATCCACCATATATGCAGGAAACAAGATGTTGTAAGCAATATAATCACGAGATGAATGATGAGGAACATAGTAATTTGCTTGATGTATTATTAGCACATAAAGGACCTGTATTAATAAGTGGGTATGATAATGATTTATATAATGATAGATTAAAGAACTGGTATAAAGGGGAAACAATAAGCTATACACGTAATGGTACTAGAAAAAAGGAAATATTGTGGATGAACTTTGAACCAGTTAGCCAATTAAGTTTGTTTGATTAAGATTGAGAGGAAAGAAGAATGAGCAGGTATGACATTTAAAGAAAAAATGGAAGCACAAGGGTGGCATAATTGCTATGATGCAGAACCAGATAAGCCAGGAATATATCAGATATACAGACGGAACGGAAGTAAAGGAAAGGCATATTACAAAGGCAATCATATATGGCAGCAGTTAACTAATAATGGCTGGGATTTTACTTGGTGGAGAGAGATGAAAGGAAGTGATTATATTGAAAGAAGTTAAACATTACATATGTGAGATATGTGGAACAGAATACAATGATAAAACCAGAGCACAGCATTGTGAAAAAGGACATTGTAAGCCATTGGAAATAATAAAGGAACGTTATTTAAGTGCAGGTTATAACGCTAAGGGGTATCCATTAGAAATAACAGTAAAGATGGCGGATGGCACAGAACAGAAGTACAAGCGATAGGTAGGTGTAGTGAGTGGAAGAACAGTACAATATCAAAGAAATATTGATACAGTATGAAGACTTGGTAAAGGAGAGAGAATCATTAAAAGAATCTATATCTCAGATAGAGAAAAGGATAAGTAAGATGGAGCAGGAAGGATATACTGTAATAGATAGTGTATCAGGCGGAAATGGTGGCAAGCAGCATTTCAAGATAGAAGGCTTCCCATATTCGGAGTATGATAATCAGATGGCATTATTGATGTTAAGAAAGTCGCAGCAGGAAGATGTTCTGGAGAAGATAGAACAGCAGATAGCACTTGCAGAGCATTACATATACCAGATAAAGAGCAGCACTATGAGGAGGATGATTACGTACAGATACATTAACAAATATTCCTGGATAAAAGTTGCACACAGTATGGGGAAACATTATACTGCAGATGGATGCAGGATGGCTGTTGAAAGATTTTTGAAAGAAAAATAAAAGTCTGTTCGTTTTGTTCGTTCTGTTCGTTTTATATGTGGTAATATTTATCGTGGAACAGATGTAAGGTGCATTGTTTCACAGACATACGCGAGTCTGAATTTAATAATATCCCTGGTGGTGCTGGTGAGAGCTGGCACCATTACTCCTAACATTAATAAAAGGGTGTATACCTCCATATCGTAAGGCACTGGCATTAGCTGGTGTCTTTTATTATGCCAGAAAGGAGCTGATTGTATGGCATTAACAGATAAACAGAAGCGATTCTGTGAAGAATACCTTATAGACCTCAATGCCACACAGGCAGCTATCAGGGCAGGGTATTCACCGAAAACAGCAGAACAGACGGCATCAAGACTGTTAAGAAATGTTAAGTTACAGGAATATATAGCAAAAAGACAAAAAGAGCTATCAAGGAGTACAGAGATAACCCAGGAGAGAGTTATCAAGGAGCTTGCCTTGATAGCTTTTTCTAATAATGCAGATTATGCACATGTGGTTGAAAAGAAGCTGCAGGTAGAAGCGGGTGGAGCACTTGTGGATGTACTGGATAAAGATGGTAATCCTGTTATGTATAGAACAGTAGAGCCGGTGCTTACAGAAGAACTTACAGAGGAACAGAAAAGAGCTCTTGCTGTTATCAAGAAGGGTAGAGATGGATTGGAAGTTAAGTCTTGTGACAAGGTTAAGGCCTTAGAGCTTCTTGGCAAGCATTTAGGTATATTCACAGACAAGATAGAAGCTAATGTAAACGATACAACCAGGAGTGAATTACAGGAGCTTCTTGCACAGCGTAAAGCAAGGGGTGAGCCAGATGCTTCTAAGTGATAAGTACTGGGATTACATAGACACACCAGCAAGAGCAGAGTTCTTAGAGGGTTCAACTGCATCCGGAAAGACAACAACAGTAGCTGTTAAGTTCATTATGAATGTAGCTGAATCAGATATGAAGCTGCATGTTATAGCAGGTAATACAACAGGTGTTATTGAGAAGAATATAATAAATGCTGATATGGGATTGTTACAGATATTCCCCAATCTGGAATACTGTGGTAATGGTGATAAGGAGAACAAACTTCCACATATTAAATTCAAAACTGGCAGCAGTACTAAGATAATATATGTTCTCGGTTACGATAATGCCAGCAAGTGGAAGAATGCCTTGGGTTCACAGTTTGGATGTGTGTGGGTAGATGAGTGCAATACAGCTAACATAGACTTCATACGAGAGATATTCGGACGTTCTGAATACTTTGCAGGTACACTTAATCCGGATGCACCTACGCTGCCAATATATTCAGAGTACATCAATCACGCAAGACCGATTGATAAGTACAAGGCAGATGTGCCGGAAGAGATATGGAAGGACCTTAACGGTTGTGAGCCTATTAAAGACTGGGTATATTGGTTCTTCACATTTGAAGATAATATATCCATGACACCAGAGAAGATAGAACAGAAAAAAATGAGCTATCCTCCTGGTACTAAGATATATAAAAACAAGATATTAGGATTAAGAGGCAAGGCTACCGGTCTTGTCTTTTCTAATTTCTGCAATAGGCATATCATTACCAGAGAGCAGGCAAAGTCATACATCAGACGTGAGGTTGATGAAATGCAGGGCGAATATTTCATAATATTCACCAGCGGACTTGATACAGCTTATTCAACCAAGAGTCCGGATACGATTGCTATGTCATTTATGGGAATAACCAACAAGGGCAAGCTGATAGTGCTGGATGAAAAGGTGTATAACAATGCAAAACTTGATATACCAATAGCTCCGTCTGATACGGTAAGGAATTACATTGACTTCCTGGAGCGTAACAGAAAAGAATGGGGTGGAATGTCAAAGAATGTGTTTATAGATAATGCTGATCAGGCAACGATAACAGAGTTTGCCAAGTACAAGAGAGAACACATTGACTGCCAGTATATATTTAACAATGCGTATAAGAAAGTAACCATAATAGATAGAATTAACTTACAGCTTGGCTGGATGTCCTTTAATGATAAGAAGGGCAGAGAGCCAAGCTTTTATATTGTCGATACGTGCACGAATTACAAGACAGAGTTAGAAACGTATTCGTGGCTTGAAGATAAGGACTGTGAGCCTGAGGATGGCAATGACCATATGGTAAACAGCGTACAGTATGGCTGGATTCCTTATCGAAGCAGGATAGGTATAGAGAATAAGACATAATTCCGGATAGGAGAGTGAGAGAGGTGAACATATTTACAAGTATGGCAGAGAAGATAAAAACAGGAATAAGAACGTGGCTGCACATCCAGCCGGCTGTTAATGGATCCATAAGCATACAGGAAACTCTTAATTACGAGGGAAATGCCATAAAGAACCAGATATGGTACAGAGGTGAGAGTGAAGAACTGTCACAGCTATACAGCCAGATAGATGGTGACAAGACAAGGTTCTGGTCTGCATCCTGTACAATAGGTATGGAGATAAGGAAGATACACGTGGGTCTCCCTGCTATGTTATGCGATATGCTGGCCAGTATAGTAACAGATGATATGAATTTAATAGATGCTGGCAGCAGGCAGACAGAATGGGATAAGATAGCAGAGGAAAATGATTTCATTGAGCTAGTTAAGCAGGCAATAACAGAAACGCTTTATATCGGTGATGGAGCATTCAAGATATCGTTCGATACGAACCTTAGCAAGTATCCTATATTGGAATTCTACTCTGGTGATAAGACAGAGATTATTCGGGACAGAGGAAGAGTTAAGGAGATAGTGTTTAAGACTGTGTATAACGTTCAGAGACAGGAATATGTATTACTTGAACATTATGGTATAGGCTACATACATTATGAGCTTACAAGAGGCGGCAGGGAATATGATTTAAGTGTTATACCGGAGCTGGCACATCTTAGTGATGTTACCTGGAATGACAAGTTTATAATGGCTGTTCCCCTTATGTTTTATAAGTCAGCTAAGTATACAGGACGAGGCAAAAGCATATTTGATGCAAAGATAGATAACTTTGATGCGCTGGATGAAGCATGGTCACAATGGATGGATGCCTTAAGGAAGAATAGAACAAAGGAATATATACCGGAGAATATGCTTCCAAGGAATCCGCTGGATGGAAAAGTGCTAAAGCCTAATGCTTTTGATAATGCCTATATACAAACAGATGGCAGCATGGCAGAAGGTACAGTTAATAAGATAGAGCTTGTACAGGGCAATATCCCACACGAAAGCTATCTTGCAACATATATCACAGCGCTGGACCTTTGTTTACAGGGAATTATGAGCCCATCAACATTAGGCATAGATGTTAAGAAGCTGGATAATGCGGAGGCACAGAGGGAGAAAGAGAAAGCAACGCTTTACAGCAGAAATAACATTGTAGAGCAGCTTCAGAAGGTTCTTCCCAAGCTGGTTACAGCAACATTTAATGCTATAGACACGCTTAATAAGACAGCTATTAAGGATATAGATATTGATGTTACATTTGGTGAGTACGCTAACCCTTCGTTCGAGAGTCAGGTTGAGACAGTAAGCAAGGCTAAGCAGGGCGGTATTATGAGCATAGAGGCATCTGTTGATGAGCTGTATGGAGATACCAAGGATGATGAATGGAAGCAGGAAGAGATAGCAAGGCTTAAGGCTGAGCAGGGTATATCTGATATGGAAGAGCCGGCACTTAATATGCAGGCAGATGGCTTTACAGTTGATGGTGCTGATAACAGTTTCACAGGCTTTGATAACAAGTGAGGTAGCTTATGGCACTTAATACAGAATATGACATAGAGAAAGCTTTTAGAGCCATAGAAGATGAGCTGATAGCTTCAATGATACGGAATCTTGACAGACACAGAGCGGAAGAAGATGAACTTGGATTCAACTGGACACAATGGCAGGTAGAACAGCTTAAAGCCTTAGAAAAATATAAAGCAGATAACAAGACACGTTTTGCGGGCAGATTCAGTGATATAAACAGTTCAATTGATGCAATGATATTTACAGCAAGGCAGACAGGCGGCACAGAGCAGGAACAGAAGATATTAAGAGCATTGAAAAAGGGATTAAAAGCATCCAAGGTGTCACAAGGCATTGAGGGTGCTTTTTTCAAGCTTAACACAAGAAAGCTTAATGCCCTGATTAAAGCTACGAAGTCAGATTTTAACAGGGCGGAAAAAGCAATGCTTAGAATGTCGGAAGATAAATACCGGCAGATAATATTCAATGCTCAGGTGTATGCGAATACGGGTGCAGGAACATATGAGAAAGTAGTTGATATGGCGACAAAGGATTTCCTTAAAGCAGGTATCAACTGTATTGAATATGCAAATGGCGCAAGGCATACCATGAAAGACTATGCCAAGATGGCGATTCAGACAGCTAACAAGCGTGCATATCTGACCGGAGAGGGCGAAATGAGACAATCATGGGGAATTAGTACCGTTATAATGAATAAG